CCGTAACTGTTCAGGCGGCTGGTGCTGATAATCATTTCTTTTGCCATTTCATTGCGTATGTCTTAAAAAGACGGTAGGCGGCAGCCCTGGTGCTAAACCCGTTTAAGCACTCTTTTGAGTGGACTGCCAGCCTGTGCCGTCAGCGTCATTTTTCTACTCTGGGTTGTTGCGGCGGCAGGACTCGAACCTGCGACCTGGAGGGAATGAACCTCCCGAGCTGCCACTGCTCTACGCCGCGATGTGGTTAGGTTTTTCGGTGCAAATTTGCGGGCTTTTTTCTGCCCCCGCAAAAAGAGTGTAAAGACTTGACACACTTTTTTTTACTCCCAATAATAATGCGGAATTTTGCAGCAGTTTTAACAGTATTAACCCCGCAGCGTTTGGCATTTCCATGCGCTGCCCTAACACATTAAAAAGTTATGAATGGCAACTAAAAAAGAACGTGAGGAAAAGAAAGACTACGCCCGCATTCTGTTTATGCAGGGAGACAGCCAAAAGGTCATAGCCGAAAAGACAGGCATAAGCGCGCAGACCATTACAAAGTGGGTGAACGGTGAGGGCTGGCAGGAACAGCGGGCGGCGCAGAATATCACACGCCCCGAACTTGTAAACAAGTTGCTGCGCACCATTGACAAAATGCTTGAGAGCGTAAACAACAGCGAAGACCCGACGGCCATAAACGGCCTGGGCGACAAGCTGGCCAAATTCTCGGCCACCATTGAAAAGCTGGACAAACACACCAGCATAGTGGACGTTATCGAGGTCTTTATGGCCTTTAGTAAGTGGTTACAGTTCCAGGCGCAGTTTGATGATGAGATAACACCCGAACTGCTCAAAACCATAAACAGATACCACAACCAATATATCGACTACCTGATGCAAAACAAACTTATAAAGTAACATGCCAAATTACGACAAACTGACAAGAAAAGAGGCACTCGAACTGTGGAAACAGCACTGTGCTGATGTGCAGACGGCCACCATGATAGGGCGCGGCGAAACAAACGCCCAGCGGGAGCAGCGCATTAAGCGTGTGCGTGCCGATTATTCCGCGTTTGTCGATTACTATTTTCCCCATTACACCCAGAACTCGCAGACAGGCGCGCAAACACCATGCGCGCCTTTCCATATTAAGGCGGCCAAAGAGGTAAAGGCAAACAGGAACCTGCGGGCGGTCTATAAATGGCACCGTGGCGCGGCAAAGTCCACACACCTGGACATATTTATCCCCCTGTGGCTAAAGTGTCAGGAACAGCGCGAAATTAACGTCATGGTGCTGGTGGGTAAGAGTGAAGACAACGCAAACACCCTGCTGGCCGACGTGCAGGCAGAGCTTCAGTACAACCAGCGTTATATTAACGATTTCGGCGAACAGTACAACAGCGGCTCTTGGGAGGAGGGCGAATTTGTTACAAAGGACGGCACGGCATTTTTTGCCCGTGGCCGTGGTCAGTCGCCCCGTGGTCTGCGATACCGCAGCCACCGCCCTGACTACATTGTCATAGACGACCTGGACGACGACGAGCTGTGCGAGAACCCCAGCCGCGTGCAGAGGCTTACCGATTGGGTAAAGGAGGCTTTGTTCGGTGCCCTGGACGGTGGCCGTGGCCGCTTTATCATGGTCGGCAACCTCATAGCCAAAAACAGCGTACTGCAAAAGATTTCAGAGACCAAAGGCGTGCGCGTGTCGCAGGTCAATATATTGGACGAGAACGGCAACGTCTCATGGGCGGCCAAATGGACACGCGCAGAGGTGCAGGCCATTGAGGACTTCCAGGGGTACCGCTCATTTCAAAAAGAGTACATGAACAACCCGATTGTCGAGGGTGCCGTGTTCCGCCAGGAATGGATAAGGTGGGCAAAACGGCCACAGTGGCGACAGTTTGAGGAAATAGTCCTGTATATCGACCCCTCATGGAAAGGCTCAACAAAGAACGACTACAAAGCCGCAAAGCTCTGGGGTAAGGTCAAAGGCGGCCAGCTGTGGCACCTGCGCGCTTTCGTGCGGCAGGCTACCGTGGCCGAAATGGTGCGCTGGTGTTACGACCTCTACGAATGGGCACAGGCCACAGGCGTGGCCATAAAGTTCTACATGGAGGCCAACTTCATGCAGGACATGTTAATGGACGACTTTACAAAGGAGGGCGACCTGCGCGGCTACCAGCTGCCTATTATTGGCGACAAACGCAAAAAGCCCGACAAGTTCCAGCGTATTGAGGCCTCCGCACCGCTGTGGGAGCGCGGCTTTGTCTTTTACGACGAGAGCCAAAAGGACGACCCCGACATGCTGCGCGGCCTTGACCAGACGCTGGCATTCCAAAAGGGTATGCGCGGCCACGATGATGCGCCAGACGCTGACGAGTCGGCTATTAGCATACTGCAAAAACACTCTAAAATTACAAACTTCACGCCGTCTTTCGGAAAGCGGCGAAACGCAAAAAATGTAACATGGTAACTTTTATTAAAAAACTTGTGCGCGCCACCGTCTTTGAGTGGCGCAGAAAACGCGCCATAAAAAAGGCGCAGAAAGATGCTAACCTCCTGCGCCGTCGCTTCCTGGTGCTGGTACAGAACGGAAAGCCCGTTGTCGTGTCGATGCAAGGCGTTAAAAAGCTCATACGGTGCCACCGCTTTGCAAAGGGCTTCACGGCAGAGAAAGCCCGCGAAATAGCCCTTTACGTGGCAGACCCGCAACCCATTAAAAAGTAAAGCAAATGTTTCTTACAGATGAGGACTACAAGTCTGTGTGCGACGATTTCGAGTTTGAACAGCTCCAGGCACATACCGACATACGAAAGCAGGCCGAAAAGGCCGCCATGGAGAAAATAAGCAGCTACACCCGCGACCGCTACGACATGAAAAAGGCGTTTGCCCAGAAAGGCGACTGCCGTAACGCTATGCTGGTGGACTGCGCCGTAAACATTGCGCTGTATATACTTGTGCACCGTCTGCCTGGAGACATGGGCAGCGAAAGACGCGACCAAATGTATGAGGACAGCATTAAATGGCTAAAAGACGTGCAAGCCTCAAAGGCCACGCCTGACCTGCCCAGATACATAAGCGACGACGGCGACACTGACAGCCACAACCCCGTGCGCTTCGGCTCTGGTCTGGATAAGGTGGGCAGCTGCACATGGTAATTTACAAACCGTTAAACACCCGTTAAATGAACATTTTACAGAAAATAGGCAATATCTTTACAGGCGGCCAGGCGTACAGCAGTGCAGAGGTGCGCCGCATTGCCGAATTTGTCAAAAGCAAAGAGGGTCGCCGCCTTACCGCCGAACTCATAAGACAGACCGACAGCCTGACAAAAAAGGATGTGGGCATGTGGCGGCAGGCGTGGCAAATGGCCATAAACATAGACAACCCCAAACGGCAGAACCTTTACGACATTTACACCGACTGCCTCATTGACCTGCACCTTGAGGGCTGCATAGGCCAGCGTAAAGGCATGGTGATGAAACAAAAGTTCCGCATGGTGGGCGCAGACGGCAAAGAGGTGGAAAAGGCCACGGCTATGTTTGAGCGCGAATGGTTTAACGACTACTGCTCCCTGGCTCTGGACTCCCGTTTCTGGGGGCACAGCCTTGTGCAGTTTGGCGACATTGTGAAGACCTCGGACGGGTTGAGCTTTGAGGGCGTGGAGCTGGTGCCGCGTAAGCATGTGTGCCAGGAGCATGGTATGCTGCTGCGGAACACGGGCGACGATTGGCGCAGCGGCATAAGCTACCGCGAGGGTGAGCTGGCCAGCTGGTGCCTGGAGATAGGCAAACCCTACGACCTTGGCCTGCTCCTTAAATGCGCCCCGCAGTGTATAAGCAAAAAAAACATGCTGGGATTTTGGGACATGTTCGGCGAAATTTTCGGCGCGCCCATGCGTATAGCAAAGGCCACCACCACAGACGACGCGGAACGTGCCAAAATTGAAAGCGCGCTCGAAAATATGGGCAGCGCGTTTTGGGGTCTGTTCCCCGACGGCACCGAAATAGACATAAAGGAAAGCAGCAGGGGTGATGCTTACAACGTCTACGACAAGCGTGTAGACCGCTGTAACAGCGAAATTTCAAAGGGCATACTCAACCAGACCATGACCATAGACGCGGGCAGCTCGCTTTCACAGTCTGAAACACACCTCGACGTGTTCGAGAACGTCATAAAGGCCGACCAAAAGATGCTGGCCAATAATGTAAACGACCACCTGCTGCCGTTCATGCAGGCGCACGGCTTCCCTGTCGGCGGCCTGCGCTTTGAATGGGACGACGCGGCGGCCTTTACTCCGTCAGAACAGCGCGAAATGGAGCGCGTGCTTCTGGAATACTACGAAATAGACCCGCAGTATTTTACAGACAAATACAACGTGCCTATTACAGGCGTGCGTGAGAAAAAGACACAGCCCGACGCTTTTTTCGGGTAAGCCCCGCGCACGCTGCTGACCTGCGCGAAAAATACGGGGCTTTCCATGCAGCAGTAAATATGCTTTATGAGGACGACACGCTCCAGCTGGCCGCCGATGACGACGCGCCCAGCCTTGCCCCGTCTGTCTTCGATGCTGTGGCCGACCTTATCTATAAGGCTGGCGGCTTCGACATAAACCAGGTTAAAGACCCTGCGGCGCGCAAACTCTTGATCGAGACGGCGGCAGCCATTAACAGGGGCGTAAACACGCACCTGCCTACCGACGTGCCCGACACGCTGCGCTATGCCCTGGAAGAAAACAGCTTTATATTTTCGGGCTTTAAGACGTTCCACGCCATGCGTGAAATAGGGCTGTCGCTGCTGAACGACAAAGGCGAAATAAAGCAGTACGCCGATTTTCAGGCCGACGTGCTAAAGCTCAACGACAAGTATAACAAAGCCTATCTGTATGCCGAATATAAGCACGCAGTAAGCACCAGCCAAATGGCGGCCAAATGGGTGGGTATAGAGACAGACGGCGACCGCTATCTGTTGCAGTACCGCACGGCAGAGGATAACCGCGTGCGTGAAGACCACGCAGCCCTCGACGGCATAACCCTGCCGCCGTCCGACCCGTTCTGGTC